GCCGGACCGCATTGATCGTCATCCCCCAGCGTGACGGTCGGCGTGCGGTAGGCGCCGGCGAAGACCTTCCAAAGGCCGCCAGACCAGGCAACAGATCCTGCCATCGAAGAGACCAGAGCTTGAAGCGCATCCTTGGGCGACACGTCGCTGTCGATCGTACCGTTACAGGTATATCGCTTGATGAAAGCGCCAGACTGCGTTTGCACGAGCTCGTCGCAGATATTGGCCGCCGTCGTGACGCTTGCCCAATCAATATCGGCGTCTGCCGCCTGCAAGCCATACGGTCGCTTGACGACGCCGGCGGCCGTGAGCATCGGACAACCGCGGATGTAATCGGCAACGCACAAGGCCGCGTTGTCCGTCCACGTCCAGGTGGAAGGATCCGTGAGCGAATGCGCCCCATTGCGAGGATCGTAGACCTTGCGACCGCGCACGATCGCGGACAGGTTCGGCGGCCCGCTTGGGTATTTGTTCGGATCGTGCAGGAACGTGCACGAAATGTGAGCGATCCCCTTAAACGTGTCGGCATCGTTGATGATTGCCGACATGTAGGTTTGCGACCGCATGTTCGGATTGACGGTCTGGCTGTACGTTCCCAGGCGCTTGATGCACCAGGCGTAGTTGCGCAAGCCGCCGGCAGGGTCGCTCGCCTGCGTGCCCTGCGCGCCTCCGACCAGGCCGCTTGAGCTCACGCCCTCTCCGTCGAACGTCACGACCTCGTCGTTAAAGTAGACGTTACCGATGCTTTCGCACTCATGGCCGGCGAGCGCCTGGGCGATCCACAAGATCTTGTTGTCGGACGATGACGATTGCCCCGTCGTCGCCATGAATATGATCGGACCGCCGACGCGCGTCTCGCCATACACCAAAGGCGCGGCCGGAGCCGCTGCGCGGAACGTGAGCGTTTGGCCGTTGTCGAGAAGCGTTTTTTGTTTTCCGAGGATTGCCTTCGAGGCAAGCGAAAGGCCGACGGACAGGACCGCGCCGACCACGATCTCTGCCACGACGGCAGCCGTGACCGCACCGATCCCGATCTCGACCAGAGCGGCGGCGACAAATGCGACGACGGGAGGCATTGCCTAGACCTTCCAAGCAAACTTGAAAAAACGCGCCGGCAAAAGCTCGAGGCCGGTCTCGGTCAGGAATGCACCATTAGCGCCCATGCAGAGGCCGAGAGCCTCCTCGGTCGCGACGATGTCGCCACGTTGCGCAAAGGTGGCAAACGGCATCGGCTGCCCAAACAGGCGAAAAGCGAATTCAACCGCGCCCCGATAACCCAGGCCGAGCATGATCCGGCTCGCGCCGATTTCGCTAGCATACTTGCCCTTGAAGACGGCCGCGGGATCGTCTCCCGTCATCAGCCCGCGCCATGAAGACACAAACTGCACGCAATCGAGCTCGCCCCATTTGAAGCCCTGGGCGACCGATTTGGCGACGTGCGCCTCGAGCAACGCCGGCCAGTTCTCCGGCCTCATAGCTTCGTCGCTGTCGGCGTGCCGACCTTGTTCGCCGTGCCCCAATAAACAGGCCGATCCTGGACGGATGCCATGAAGCGAAGCGACCTGTCGGATTCAAAAATGCGCTGCTGATCTTGATCCGTAAAAAATCGAACCCGCAGCCGGTCGAGGTCTGCGAGATTGCTCTCGGCCGAGACCGTAAGCGTCGCGGATTCCCCGTCGTCCTGGTCTGAAATCGTGTCAAGCCGGCCGCCGAAAATCTGGATCGGATCCGCAATGATCGTGCCGGCCGCAACGTTCATCATCCCGAGGTAGACACGAGCCGTGCGGCCCTGGCTAAAGTCACCGTAAGCGACGGCCACAAGCGCGGACGGGACGCCCGAAAGCGTGATCGTTACCTGCGTCGACTCGATCGATTTCGTTTCCTCGATCGAGGAGATCGAAAGGAGCTCGCCGGTTCCGACCCATGTCGAACCGTTCCACGTGACCGCACCGATCCCGTTCCAGCAACGCACGACGCCGGAAGCAAAGAAAAGCTCGACAAACATGATCGGAGCGACAGCCGCTTTCGCGACCTCTGTCGTCATTGAACCAGAAAGCGTTCTAGCCATTAGAGAGCCTCGAGCATTTCCAGAGAAAGGCCGTGCCGAAACACCTCCCACGAGCGGGAGACGTTCGTATTTGACAGCCTGAAAACCCCTCTCGGGTTTACGACCGTGATCGGATCGTTATCCGCAGGCGAGGCCCGCAGCCGCGGCCAAATGTCGAGCGTCACTGCGCCAGAGCTTGCGGTCGCGTCCTGCGTCACCATGTGGAGGCGCGAGCTCGAACCGCTTCCCAATTGGAAGTAGTCGCCGGCGCGAATGACCGCCGACGTCGCCAGGCCATCGATCGCAAGCGTCTGCCCGGTTTGCGACGCGCCGTTGACCAGCGGGGCCGCCCCCCATGCGCCCCTCGGCGACTTCCATTTCGGATCGCCGAAAAGAAACGTTCCATAGCGCCCGTTGAGCGCTGCCAGAGTGCCTTGAAAGTTTCGCGCCTGGTCGTCCGACATTGGCGGATAGCCGACCGAGATCGACCAGAGCTGCCCGGTTAATAGCTGGACTTGCTGCGTCGCACTCCACGGGGACTGCGTCACGCTTGAAAAGCTTGTCTGGTTGATGGTGAAGCGCGACGGCGCCGGGTTTGGCGGCAGCGTGAGCGGATAAGTTACGGTCATGAGAACGCCCCGGCCAGCGCGTTGCGGCGCTGCTTGTCGATCATGATCCTCGGTATCCGGCGAGCGAGCGCTCGGTCGCGCTCGTCAAGCATGCCCTGCAGATCTTCCTTGTTGACGCCTGGCGCCGCGTTGATGACCGACGAGATCACCAGGTCGCCGGAGCCCGTCGGGCCGCGGTTCGGGACGATCGTGCCTGGCACCTTGGGGACAAAGACCTCAGGACCGCGCTCGCCGACCATGTAGGCGTTGCCGGCATTGATGCCGCCGCCAGAGGCGAAACCGCCGATAATCGAACCCAGACCGCCCGCCCCGCTGATCGCGTTCGAGATCTGCTCGAAAACCATTTTTTGGAAGATCATTCGCGCAAGATCCTGCAGCAGGCCGGCGAACACCGATCGAAGGTTTTCCCCCTCGACAATGGCGCGCTCGAAGGCCGAGGCGACCGCGTCGCCGGCGGCCTGGCGCATGTCGATCCATTTCTGTCCGGCTTCCGCGGCGCGCGCGTCGGCCTCTGCGATGGCTTCTTTAGCCTTCACCTCGTCGTCGAGCTTTGCCGTGAGCAAAGCGATCTCTGCGCCTCGTTTGCTGTCGAGCTCGACGCCTGCCTTTTTGAGATTGCTGAAGAGCTCCTCATTGTAGGCGGCAGCCTCCTCGGACATTGAAAGGCTTTCGATTTTGTTCGTCAGCTCGGCCACGACCTCGTTATATTTTTTCGTCGCCTCGATTGCTTTCTTTCGAGCTTCCTCGGCCTTTGCCGCGCCGTCGCCGAAGATGTCCGAGGTCGCCTTTTGGTCGATCTTTGGAACTGTCGGCGTATAGGAGATCTTGTGACGCGCCGCGCCATTGTTTGCGCTCGGATCCTGCTTGACGTTTCCGCCAGGGAGAGAAGACCCCGCGATCTTGGCGAGACCGCCGTCCATGACGGCGATCGCGTCTCCGACGACATTCATCGTTGCCGTGAATGCGTCGATGAAACCTCCCTCGAGCCATGAAGCGAGGCCGCGCGTCTTCAACCAAAACGCGTCGGTCGCGTCTGCCATGTTGTCGAGCTTGTGCGCGAGCTCGTCAGATACGACAGCCGCCGGAGGCATAGCCGCCGTCATGTCGCGCAATCCCTGCGATCCCTGGCTTAACAGCGGCACCAGCTCGTCGGCGGACTTGCCCATGAGCTTCGCCGCGATCGCAGCTTTCAATGCCGGATCCTGGATCTGCTTAAACGCGTCCGCAATTCCAGACAGGACAACGTCCGTCGAGGCCCCGGACTTTACCAAGGCATCGAGGCCCAGCGCCTTGAACACACGCTGCAGCTCGATCGATCCGCCGCGCGCTTCACCCATCGCCTTGTTAAGCTTGGTCAGCGCGATATTCATCCCGTCGGACGATGCGCCATTTTGGTCGGCCGCAAAGCGCAAGCGCTGCAGCGCCTCGACGCCGACATTTGCCCGGCCAGACATGTCGATTAGCTCTGAGCCGAGCTTGTCTAGGCTGGTTTGATAATCGCCAAACGCCTTCGCGCCGGCCACGATCGCGCCAATTGTGAAAGCTTTTCCGAGCGATCCGATCTGGCCGGAGATCTTCGAGGTCGTGCGACCGACGGTTCGCTCCATCTTCTCGAATTGGCTCGAGACCTGGCCGATCTTGCCGGACAGGTCTTTGATGTCGGCAGAGAATTTGATCTGCAGATCTTCAATCGTCGCCATCAAACGCCCCTAGCCGCAAAGTCTCATGATTTCTTCGTGTTCCTCTTGCGTCGGGAACGCATCGGGGCGCACGCCCGCCTGGGCGCTTTGCATCTCGATAAAACCATCGATCGCCAAAAACACTTCGGCGAGCGACATCTGTCGCACCTGGTCAGGCGTAAATCGCATCATCCCGCACGCGATTTTGAAGATCTGCCGAAAGTCTATGCGGCCGGATCCGTCTCCGGAGCGGCCGCGTCGGCGTTTCCCTCGTTTGGATCCACGAGCACGGCCAGCAGAAGATTGACGCAAGCCGTGACGCAGTCTTTGAACCCGGCTCGCTCGACGATCCGACGCACCCGAGCCGGCGCAATTTTCTTGTCATCCTCACGAATGGCCTGAGAGAGAACTGCAACCGCGTGCCCGATCTTTGCATTCGAGCCAAATGAGCGCAGGAGCTCGAGCGTGCCGAGCCCCGTTGCGTTCTCGAGCTCCTCGAGCTCGCCCAAGCTGAGGCGCAGCCTGTACGTCTGGCCGGCGAGGACAGCATCGACCTCGCCGCGAAGCTCTTTTGCCATGTGGCTTAGTCTTCCTTCGCCAGCTTGAAGGCCTGCGCCGTGACCGACGTCGTCGCCGAGTAGTTGATCGTGACGAGGCCGGTAGCGTTGCGGTAGGCCAGCGTAAACGGACCGATCAGCTTGCGCGTGCCGTTGGTAACGGAAACGCTGATGTCCGCGACTGTGAGAACGCCGACGCCGGGCACGTTGACCGAGGTATTCTGTGCCGGGATCGTGACCGTGATCGGAGAACCGCCGCCGTTGTTGACTTCGACGTAGGTGCGCGCCGCGCCGTCGTCGTTGAACGTGTCCGACGAGCTAACGGCCGACAGCGACGGAACGATGCCAGAGTCGGTAATTGTAGCGACTGTGAGAAGAGCCATGTGGAGAAATCCTCAAATTGAAGGGTTAGTCGAACCGGAGATCAGGCCGGCGTGAAGGTCATGTCGCCGGCCGACGCGAGCGTGCCGGAGAATTCGAGAGCGCCGTTAAAGTCGCCGGAGAACTCGAACCCGGTGAGCTGAAACGCGGCCTGGTAGGTTCCGAGCGACGGATGCGTGATCTGGTAATTCCTGATCGTGCCGGCGAGAGCGAGAGTGTTCAGAAGGTTGACATAAATGCCGTCATCGAACAGGCCGTTAAACGAAATTTCCATCGTCTTGACGCCGGCGTTCGCCAGGAGCTCGCGCCACTGGTTCGGACTATCCGCGTTCGTGACGTCGACCGCTTCGTTTGCGATCTTGATCCCCTTCGTGCGGAGCGAGGCGACCGTCTGATATGAGCCCGAGCCTGTCGAGTCGACCTTGAGGACAAGGGTACGGCCTAATTGTGCTGGCATAGTGTTTTCCTTCCTGAATTAGCTGAACTGCAATAGGCCGGTGAACCGGACCTGTCCGTGATAGGTCTCGCCGTCGGCCTCTTTGGCCGTTTCGTGTCCTGCGTAATGCAGGAGGACGATCACGCCGTTTGCGACGAGGTGCGTGCGCTTGTGCAAGGCCTTGACCATCGCGAAAATCATGTCGAGGCACTCTTTACGACCTGGCATTCGAGACCAGGCGTGCAACGTGAATTCGATTTCTGCGATGTCGCTGTCGTCGGTTCCGATCCATGAGGCCGACTGATCTCCGATCGAGATCCGCGGGAACGATGTCGCGATCGGCTCAGCTTCATGCGGAACGTCGTCGAAGATCCGCGTCGAAACGATGGCAGTAACCGTCGGCTCTCCCGAGAGCGCCTTGAAAATTGCGCTCTGGAAATCTGCAAAAGACGCCATTGCCTTACTTCCTCACCACCGCGCCGAGCGCTTTGGAAACGACGTCATCGAGGCGCGATTTGAATTTGTTGCGATAGGCCGAAATGATCGGCCCGAACAACGGACGCGGCGCCAGCTTTCCGACGCCGCGCTCGAGCAGGCGATAAATCGGCGGATACAAGATCTTTGCGCCTGGCTTCCCCGCCCGGTTCCATTTCTTGACCTTGATCCGCGCCATGCGTTCGCCGGTCTTTTTTGCCGGCGCCTCGCCAGGTGCGGACGCGGTCCACTGCAGCCATTGCTTGCTGCGGTTCCTGCGTCGATACGTGATGCCGCTTTTTGGCGACAGGATCTTTGCAATAGCCTGTTGTTGCGCTTCGGTTGCGGCGTCCAAAATCTCCTGGCGCAGCGCCTTCTCGACCTCTGGGACGATGCGCTTTACCTTCGCCTTGAGCTTCTCGGCGCTCTTTATTTTGACCTCGAAAGCAGGCATCAGCTCGGCGCCGATTCTTCGCAAAGCATTTCGATCCAGCGGCCGTTTTCCAGAATGGTCCGCACCGACAGGATCGCCATTTTTCGGCCCTGGAAGTCGACGCGCATCGCGGCCGTCACGTCGTCACGAGCCCTCATCATGATGACATGAGACACGCGGTGCACGACCTGGTCGGCGTCGATGATCTCTCGCGATGATTTCGGGTCTAGCTTGGCCCAGACCGTCGCCACGGTCGACCAGGTCTCCGAGACATAGCCGCCGGCGTTGTCGGACGTGCCGCGCGTCTTTTTCTCGATCGTGATCCGATGCCGCATTTCCCCGATAGATGGCATGGCTAGAAACGCCAATCGCGATGCGTAGACAGCAACAGAGTTGCGATCTCAGGCATCGGCGCCACGGCCTCGCCGCGGTTTTCATAGAGGTATGAGACCGTCGCAAGCACAGCCTGCCGGATCTCGGGAGGGACTCCGTTCGGGTCATCGCCGTAACCGGCTTTGTATTGAATTTCGATCGGGTTTGCGTATCGCGTAAACGTCGGCCACGTTACGCCCTGTCGCAGAACGATGCGCCCCGGGATTGTCGACGTGTCGACGAAATAGTTTGTCGAAGCAAACGTCGTCGCGACGTCCGCATCGGTGTAGGTCTTGACGGATGTCACGCTCAGCAACGGACCACGCGACAGCTCGATCGACGAGCCCGTCGGCCAGCGATCAAAAAACTGCTTGAATTCCTGCGTCATGATCGGCCGGCGGATGTGCGTCTCGCAAACAACCGTTGCCGCCCTGATCAGAGATTGAACAATTGCGTTGTCTGCGTTCTCGTCGATACGGCAATGAAGCTTTGCCTCCGACAGGGACACGGGATCGCCGGACGCAGGCGTGACGAGCGAGATCCGCAGGCGTTGCTCGAATTGGCCGCGGTACTGGTTGCCGTACCGATTGCCATAGTAGCCGTAATTTCCGAATTCGCCGTTGTCACTCATCCTGAACCCTCAACAGGCCATCGAGCTCGAGCCGCTGCCCGTCGCTGTCGACAACTTTCGCAGTGACCTTGTACGTCTCGCCAGATGTGCCGCCGACGTGCATCGCCTGGACGACCTGACCAGAGAACGTGATCGTTGTAATCGAGATGTTGCTCGAGCCGGACACCTTGCCGAGGTTTGTCGGCACGATAGACGTTACGATTGTGATCGTTCCCGTCGAGCTCATGAGCTCAGAAAAATCGTATTGAAACAGACGTTCTTCAAAGCTCTGTTTTGTCAAAGTCTGCAGCGTCATCAGTGCACCGTTTCGCTCTTCCTGCCGCCGCGCCAGACGCGACCACCAACCGCGCGCCACGCGCGCGGCCTGCTTTCAGCCCTCCAGACCTTCGGCGAAGCGCCGGCGGCCCAAACTTTGCGAACCGCCCCAGCCTTCCAGGCGCGGGGCACGGGAGCTGCACGCCAGGCGCGGGGCGCTTCTGTCGCCGTCCACTTTGCAATCGGTCCGGCGCGCCAGGCGCGTTGCAGCTCGAGGCCTTGCCATAGCCTCTCGTTTGCGCCGCGGTCCCAGATCTGCGCCGATACCGGCTCCGACCACTTGCCGATGTCGCCCGGCAAGCTATCGACGAGCGTCGACACGATCGGGACGGATCCCGTTGCGCTGGATGACAGCGCGCCAAGCGTGGCAGAGACCGAGCCGGAGAGCCCGACCGTCCCCGAGCTCGAGCCTGTCAGAACCCCAAGCGTCGCGGCCGCGCTCGCCGTGATGTCCACTTTGCCGGCGACCGAGCCGGTAAGCGCCCCCAAAGAAGTCGAAAGCGTTCCCGTGATCGGGGCCGCCCCGACCGAACCCGACGCCGACACGGACAGGACGCCCAAAGTATTGGACGCCGCGCCATTGACCGCCACAGCGCCGCCGGCGGCCGATGCGAGCACCCCTAGGGTCGCCGAGGCCGAGCCGGAAACGGCCACGGTACCGGACGCAGCGACCGGCAGCACCCCAAGCGCCGCGACAGTCGACCCTGATACCGTGACCGCCCCGGTCGCAGATGGCGACAAAGCGCCAAATGATGCAGTCAAGCTCCCGGCAATTTGTACCGTGCCGGAGGCCGACCCCGTGAGCGCGCCGAGCGTCGCGGACGTCGTGCCTGTAATGCCTCCCGCCGTTGCGACCGTTCCAGAGGCCGAAATCGACAGGACGTCGAGCGAGACTGCAAGCGAACCCGTGACCTGGACGCCGCCGGCGCCTGAGATCGTGACGCCGCCAAGCGTCGCCGACAGCGACGCGCTAACGTCGACCGTACCAGCTAAAGTGCCCGAAAGTGCGCCGAGCGTCGCCGTCGTGGTTCCGGTGACGGAAATTGCGCCCGACGCTGACCCTGTCAGCGCGCCGAGCGCCTGGCTAAGCGTCCCGGTAATTGTCCCGCCGGCGCTATCCGCGACCGTCGGGTCGAATAGCCTTACGTCTGGTTGGCTAGAATCCGACGGGACTGATCGTAAGTAGATGTCGACCACATCGTTACCCCAC